TAGGGAACCTAGAGCGACGACCTAGGTTTCCGGCAATGGATCAGCCGCGTGTCGAGCTGATCCAGACCAGCCATGGCCCGCTCTGGAGGGTGTGCGGGCTTGGCTATTGCACCGAGCACCAGCAGCGTTGGCAGGCTGAAGTGCTGTTTGAGTGCCTGCTTGTCGCCAAGGGTTTGACTATGGACGATGAGCCGGCGGATGGCAGCTAGCCGCTATGGCTGCGCCACAATCGCCCAGCCAGTGCCGGGGCCTTCCACCATCCACCTCGGCCCCCAGTTCTTGCGGCTGTAGGCCAGGCCAGCGCCACGGTTGCCGGCATAGGTGCCCTCGGCAACCAGCATCTCGCCCCAGGGATCGTTGACGATCACCGCCGTTGGCGTGGTGCCGATCACGATCAACCAGTGCCCGCCGCCGGTGGGTGCAGAGCTGGGGCCGTGATGCAGGAAGCCGCACGGCACCGGCACGCCCTTGGCGATCTGCTGCTCCAGGTCGCTCCACGTGCAATCCTGCCGAAAGGTGGCCTTGATGCCGTAGCTGGCCAATGCCTTGATCTGCGCGGCAGCGTCGGTGCTGTCACCGAACTGCATGACCCGCTTCAGGTATTGATCATCGCCGTTGGGGCCGCTCAGCAGTCCCGGCCGCACGGTGGCCACGAGCATGGCGCAGCTGCTGCTGAAGCACATGCGCGAGGCTTGACCAGCCACCTGGCTATCGCGCTGGCTGTAGTACGGCACCTTCAGCGGATTGCTTGGCGACGCTGCTTGCACTGGGGGGGCAGTCCCGCAGAACAAGGCCAGCTCTGCAGCGCGGCGGCGCTCCAGTCCCGGCAGCACAGCCTCACCGGCATGACGCCAGCGGGGCAGCTCCTCTCGCACCACCTTGCAGGGTTCTTCGCCAGCCAGCAGCCGCTTGCGCAGCGTGCTTGTTTCCAAGGCCCCCAGGCCGACGTTGTAGGCAAAGCTGATCAACGCTGCCACCTGCTCACGGCGCCACTTCGCGGCCAGCGGCAACAACTGCAGCACGCCAGGGCCAAACAGATTCCCGACATCGTTGCGCAGCAACTCATCGGCCTGGGCCTGACTGATCGTGTCGCCCATCCGCACCGCACCATTGCCATGGCGGGTGGTGCCGTAGCCGATGGTTGGCACGCCTGCTGCGTCCTTGTAGGCACTCAAGCGGCAGCCTTCCCAGGTCTGGATGATCTTCAGCGCTGGCGCCAGCCAGGCCGGTGGCGGGCTGTCCTTGGTTGCTGGTGCGGAGCGGTACAGCTGCGCAAACTCCTCCAGCAGCTGAGGCGGCAGCTTCTCCTGCAGGGCATTCCAAGCGGCGATCTGATGCGGCAGCTCGCGGTAATGCCGCGCCGCGTCTGTCAGCCGGATCACTGGCGTGACTCCAGCACGGCGACCCGCTGCTCCAATGTGTTCAGCCGTGGGTACAGCTCCTGGCGGTCGCTCTTGATCTCGGCGCGGAGCAAGCTGACCTCACCGGCAATGTGCTCGACCGCCGCAGTCAGGCGCACCACAGACTTGGCGGCCTCGTCATCGCGCCGCATGAAGTTGCCAACGCTGCTGGCACCAATGGCGCAGCAAGCACCCACCACGGCTGCCCAGATCTCAATCACCGACGGCCCCTGCGCTTGGTCTGGCTGTTGGCTTCAGCCATGCCCCTGATGGCGCCAACGATCAGCTGAATCCAGCCGTTAGCTTTGATGCCGGGGACCAGGCTCAGCAGCTCGCTGCCGGCCAGCAGGGTCACGGCAATGGCACTGATGTCTTCAGCCGAAGGCAGCGTCACGAGGAACCGGCATCTGTGCCTAAGTTGCCCCGACTGATCAATCGTGCGCCTTGATCATCACGTAGCCAGACGTGACGCCTACGCCCGCTGTCGAGACACGCACGCGCATCAGTGCAGCGTTGATGTCCTGCACCGTCAGCTGCACCGTGGAGCTGGCCACAGCGGTGAGCGGGGTGCCGATCGCGTACCAGCTGGCGCCGTTGTCGTCGCTGCCGTCCATCTGGAGCGCTGGTGCCGTGGTAGTGATTGCGCCGACGTTGACCACCAGCTGAACGCGGTTGCCGGCGTCCCTGGTGTCCAGGCTTGGCGTTGTGCTGTTGAGGGTGGTCAGCACGATGCTGCGATCAATCAGCTGGCGCACGGCTTCGGAGCTGTTGCTGTTCTGCAGACGGTTGATCGCCCTGGTGAACGATGGCGTGGTGCCGCCGACGGTCTGCACGTAGCGCACCCGGTTGCCAACAATCCTGATGAGCGGTGAGCGGTAGATGCCTGTGCCCGTAATCCTCGGGAAGTCGTAGACCTTGAACCAGTTTGTGCCCGAATCGTCGGATTCTTCGATCGCCACGTCCAGCGTTGGCGTGGTGCCGCTGACTGCAGTGACCGGGATGCTGACGCTGTAGCTGGTGCCAAACGTCGGTGTGAATGCCGCCGTGGTCGTGGTGGTCGCCAGTGCAGCGGAGGCCACATCCGCGATGATGCCAGGCAACGCCAGGTTGGCGGCGGTGACGGCTGCAACGGTGCCTGTGCCGATGTTGGCGGTGACGGTGCCGCTCACCGGCTGCGTGCCCAACGCACCGCCCAGCACCTGCACCGGCAGCGCATGGCTACCAACAGGATCGCTACTCGCTACTCGGATCTTCTGCCGTCCCTGATCCTCAATCTGAATGAATCCGGTCGTCAGTGTGGTGGTGCTGGCCGGCGCAGTGCTGCCGTTCTGTACCACGATGAACAAGTACAGCACCGTATCAGGATCGGGGACGTTCTCGATCCTGCTGGCTCGGTTTGTCCACTGATAGCCGGTGTTACTGGCCACCAGCGCATCAGAGAATCCGGCCGTGAATACGTCGAAGTTGATCTGCCCGACATGGCCTGGCGATGCAGTGGTGTTGATCGTGGCGGTGGTGTTGCCACTGTTCCAGCCGCGGCGCTGTGCGTCGAAGCTGGCATTGGTCGCAGTGGTGCCGCTGTACTCCAACTGGATGTAGTTCCAGCCGTACAGGGTCAGGGTGCCGCTGCCGGATGCCGGCCATGCTGCAACGGTGAAGTTCACTGTGAGCCCTGAGACGCTGGCAATGGCATAGCGGCCTGGGATGCCAGCGGCGCCAGTGATTTGCGACAGTCGCACGCTCTGGCCGACATTGGCCGCTGTGAACGGGTTGGTGGTGGGGAAAGTGACCGTGACGCTGGTGGCGCTGTTGATTGTGTAGGACAGCGCCGCACCAATCAAATCAGCCAGCTCGTATCTGAATGTCTGGTTGGCGATCCTTTGAGACAGGATCACCTTCTGGCGTGCCAGCAACGAGCCTGAGAACGTATCAATCGAGCGGATCACCGTTTCGCTGTTGGCGGTGGTGCCGGTCGTGATGACAAGGTTCCCGGCCGACTGGTTCACCGTCATGCCGCTGCCCGTCTGCAGCAGGGTGAACTCCTCAGCCGCTTTGCCGACGATCCCGCTGCCGACTTCAGCAAAGCCCGCACGCATGAATGCTGGGCTGGTGTTGATCACCTCTACAGGCGTGGCCCGCAGCTCGGTGTCTGTCAGTCCGCCACCGCCAGCCGGCAACACCACCGGCAGCCGGCCGCTGTCCAGCGCTGGAAGCTTCCCGTTCACTGCTGCGAGCGTCGTCTCTGTTGCGGCGCCAGTCGGGAGCGGTAGGGCGCTGGCGCTCACCGGCTGCGTGGCCTGCCAGAACGTGCCGCTCACCGGCACTGCAGTGGCTCGCAGCTGGGTGTCGGTCAGCGGGCCGGAAACCGTGGGGGTTCCACTGATAGTGACCTCAGGAGTTCCACTGATCGAAACAGTTCCACTGATCGGCTGAGTCGCCTGCCAGAACGTGCCAGACACCGGCACCGCCGTGGCGCGGAGTTGCGTGTCCGTAAGCGGGCCACTGACAGGCACTGCCGCGGCGCGGAGCTGAGTGTCGGTTAAAGGGCCTGAAACGGCAGCAGTGCCGCTGATTGAGACTGCCGGTGTGCCGCTGAGTGACACACTGCCGCTGATCGGCTGCGTGGCCTGCCAGAAGGTGCCAGACACCGGCACGGTCTGGTCGTTGGCAATGTTGACCGAGACGCTGTTGGCGGTGGTCTTCGCGCCAGTGCGAGCCTCCAGCCAGGTCTTGATTGCAGTGACTGTGGCGTCAAGGGCGAGCGCCCCAAAAGCGTTGCGGAGTGCCATTAGGAAAGTCCGTCCTCGATCCAGAGCGTGAGGTCATTGCCTGAGGTGTCCCACCAGGCGTAGGTGGTGAGGCCACTGATCTGGCCGGCGCTTGGCTGCGTCGCTTGAATGAACGTCGGGCTGCCTCCGCTAGTGCCAGACGACCCCGGCGGTCCCTGCGGGCCTGGCGTGATCAGCTCGATGACATTGAGAGCCGTCTCGGTGACCAGCACCTGCTGTGTCGTGGTGATCTCGGTTGCCATGTTCATGCCGGTGCTGAATAGCCCTCGCTCGGCCTAGCGATGCCTTCGAGGTAATACTCACGCAACCCACTCGGGTTGATCAGCATCACGTCGTAGTAATACTCCGCAGCGGTCATGTTGATCGTTACGGTGTGCGGCAGCCTCAGCGACACCTGGCCATTGGCCGCGCTGGTAACGGTGACGGTGAAATCACCCACCTTTGCCGTGCGGGCCTTGTCCCACATCTGGGCCACCACCGTCCAGCCGGTCAGGTTGATGGCTGCGCCGGTGCTGTCCTTGAACGTGACGGCCAGCGGATAATCCGCCCGCCGTTGCGGCCTGATCAGGAGTGACGCGGGTGTGATCGCCATACCCAAAGTTGCCTGCCGCCACAGGCTCAATCCACGATCTTCTCTGGGTTGGCCTGGATGTCCACGCGCATCTGCGCCCGTGGCCCAACACCCTGCGGCACATTGATGCTGATCGCATTGCTGCCGGGATAGGCCCACAGCAGGCGGCCAGCCACCTCCTGCAAGCTCACGCCCTCATCAGTCCACTGCACCAGGTACAGCGTCCAGCGCGTGAAAGCGTGCTCCTTGCTGTACTGGCGGATCGGCACCAGCTCAGGGTCGCGCACGATCACGCATTCCAGCCCCGTCACGGTGGTGCCTGCCGGCAGGCTTTCACCGGTGGCGCGAACGCTGATTGCTGGTGTTGTGGCCCCATTGGCCAGCCTGTAGACACCGAGCACATCCACCAGCGTGGTTTCCAGCTCAGTTCGTAGCGTCAGCACGTTCATGCCCCGAGGTTGCCCCCGAGACCAGCAACAACCCGGCTTCTAGCCAACCCGCCAGTGGTCGCTTCGGCACCTGCACCTCATAGGTGGCAAGGCTGCGGTCTATGTCCCTCAGCACGAAATCACCGTGAGCGCAGCCGGTTGTCATCACCAGGCCGCCACGAATGTTGCGTCCCTCCCAGCTGGGGGCCAGCACCCACACCCGGCCGTCATCACTGCGCAGGGCGCGGATGCTCGGCGCCTTGGCGCTTTCGCTGGCACTGGCCAGCACGGCACGCCACGCCACCAGCAGAACAGGCGGCGCTTTGCCCTCATGCCGCAGCGCCAAGGCCACAGCAGCCACCTCGGGTGATAGCTGCGCCTTCTGCTGCTCTTGCTCGCGGAACAGCGCAAAATCGGCGGGCGAGAAGGCTTTGCTTTTGTTGGGGTCGCGGTTGATGTTGGCGGTCAGCGCCGCAAGGTTGGCAACCGGCAGCTCAGCCAGCGCCATTTCCTCGCGCTTGAGGGTCTGCAGCGCCTTCCAGGCCGTCAGCACCGTCACCCGCAGTTCGCGGCCGTAGGTGCGCCGCTGGAACTGACCGGGAAAGCCTCGCGCTAGTTCCCAGAAGAGCGCCGCCCAGTCCGTTTGTGGCCGGTCGGCGTGACCGGCTGCGGCTTTCCCAGTTCTTCCTCGCTTGGTGGTGTGCTGGGCAGCTCCTCGACTGCCTGCTCATCCTGCGCCAGCTGCCAGAGGCCATCAAACAAGGGCTTGTCCATCTTGCGCGTGTCATCCAGCGTCCAGGCCGGCAGGTTGCAGCGACTGCGCACCAATGCCGTGACGGTGGCCTCCAAGTTGGCCTGACCGGCTTTCGCATAGACGCGGGCCACCTCGGCAATCCGCTCGGCATGGCGCACGCGAATCAAATCCGCCTCGGGCTCCAGCGGACGGCCGGCAATCGCGTTTTCAATCAGCTGGAACGCTTCGGTCAGGCTGATGGATTCCTCCTTGGCAATGGCATCGGCGATCTGCGCACCACGCACAAAGGCGCTCTGCTCCTGCGCCAGCAGCTCAGAAATGGTGGCGCTTTCGCCGACTGTCAAACCACCCCGCACTTCCACCTCAAGCACGCCCACTTGCTCGTTGCCGATCTGGCGCGTGGTGCGTGGTGCAGGTGGCGTGATGAACGGAAGCATCAGCGCTTGACGAGTTGTTGCACCAGCTTACGGTCTGCAGCTTTACGCAGAAACGCATAGCGATTGGCCTGGATCTGTGCCTTGGCGCGGGCGATGAGTTGCTTGGCTGCCACCTGCTGGGGATTCATCCGATAGCCCCTCCGCCACCACCACCGCCACCGGGCGTGCCCAGTACATCTTCATCAGGATCCAGGCTGGTAATTTCCGATGGCACCTGAACGGTGTTGCCTGTGTAAAGCTCCCTGGAAGTCAAGCGGATCCCGGACAGGCGCGAAGGCCCATTGAAAATGGTGCCGCGTGGGTTATTCAAATTTTCAACTTGAGTTGCGGTACTAATCAAAGTCCCATTCATTTGGTCAAAAGCCAAAGCGTAGTTAGCACCTGTGCGCGCTGATTTATACCTGATTCCAGTAACAAGCGGCCTGCGTATCCTAGTTTGGCCGATTGGGATTTGCGCTAGTTCTGAATACATATAATCCGAGTAAAACTCGTGGATCATGAGATAGGTATAAGGTAGGCCATCTAAAGTACGAAAAAGCTGGCCAAACTGATCGTATATCCATATTTTAAGGTACTCCTTTGTGTAACTAGTTGGCTCTAGTTCGACCTCATACATTTCATTATTCCCGTCTCGTATGCCTACGTCAAGTATTTCAAGGTCCATTGTCCAAGGATGCCTGCCCTTGACACCGGGCTGAAAATTGGGAGTTGGAACCCCATTCAAAGATAACAACGGCCATAGTGGGACAATCGCCGAGCCTGTGGTGCCGTCAAGCTCCTCCTTGAATGTGTAGTTCCCTGGATCTTCAAAATCATCGACAAGACCCAGCCAGCTCAATTCATTTGTAAAATCAACAAAAAATGAATCAGCTTGATAATTTGCAATCTCATCGCCACCAAAGAGGTCCGCGTTCATCGCGACAAGGCCCGGACCCTCTGAATTAAGGTGGTCAGCAACGCTCCCATACTCTTTGTAAGCTGAATCCTTCAGGCTTGCGTAAACGCGCATGGTTTGCGCACTCAGCAGTCTGGGGGCAGCCGGTGCCGTGTGCCTAAGCGTGCCCTCGATGTAGAGCCGGGTCTGTTGGTTGGTGAACACCAGGGCGCAATGAACAGGCCGCGCTGCCAGGCTGTCTGCAGTCTTGAACGTAATTGGAAAGCCAAGCTCATTGCCAAAGGCTTGAACGCCATTGACTCCGACTAGCGTTTTGTTGCCAACCTTGTCGTAGTCATAGTTAGGACGCCAGAGTGTATTGCGTACTTCGCCTTC